TATCATTATATCCTCATTACTATGATATAAATGTATAGGAGCTTTTATCTCACCTTTATTAAAAGCATCTCCAATTTTTGTTTCAAATTTAATTAATTCTTCCTTTACCATATAAAATTTTCTTTATAATGTTTAATTATATTAGGTAGCTCATTATCGAATACCATTTTGGGTTTCCACCCTAAACTTCTTAGCTTATCATCATTTAAAGCATATCTAACATCCTGTCCTATTCTTGAATATGAAAAATCTAAAAATTGATTTTTATCTTCATCATAATATGGAAAAGTAGTTTGTAATTCTTTATCTTCACCATGATATAATGTAATAATTTTATCTACAGTATCCCAATTACTTTGTTCAAACCCACCACAAATGTTAAATATTTCATTTTTAGATTTACTATCTATTATGGTAATTACAGCGTTTGCAGTATCTTGAGCATGTAACCAATTTCTGATGGGTGTTCCTTCATTATGTAACGGAATTTGTTTACCCAAATGTAAATATTTAATAGATTTGGGTATAAGTTTTTCTATATATTGACCAATACCATAATTATTAGTAGGCCTTAAGATAATATAGGGTATATTATATGTTCTACCCCAAGCAGTAATTAATTGATCAGCTGCTGCCTTTGTTGCTGAGTATGGGTTAGATGGTTTTAATATATCAGTTTCAATGTGGTCTCCTTCTGTAATATCTCCATAAACCTCATCAGTAGAAAAATGGAGTAATATTGGCAATTTATCCGTTTCTGCTCTATAATTTCTAATTAATTCAAGTAAATTATGAACCCCATTAATGTTGGAATGAACAAAGTTTTCACTTTTAACTAAAGAATTACCTACATGAGTTTCTGCTGCTGTATTAATTATATAATCACATTCATATAGAAATTCAATATCATTAATATCAATGTGTTCAAAAATAAAATTAGGGTATTGTTCAAACTCATCTAACAATTCTGGGTTTGAGGCATAAGTCATTATATCAATACCTCTAACATACCATCCTTTTTCTAAACATTCTCTTGTTACATAAGATCCTATAAATCCTAAACATCCCGTTACATATACTATTTTCATTTATTAAAAAATTGTTTTATTTTATTACAAACGTAATCTACATCTTCTAAATCCATACCATGATGTGCACCTAATAAAAACCCATCTTTCATTACTTTATCAGCATTTTTAAAATCTTGTAAATATTCCCTATAAACTGGGTGTCGTGTAACATTACCTGCAAATGTAACTCTAGTTTGAATATTATTTTTTTCTAAAAAGGTTAATAATTCTAATCTACGTTCTGTTTGTAGTGGTATTGCTAACCAATTAGGTTTAATACTATCATCTGGTAGGATTAGTTCTTTAACATCTTTTAAATTTTCTAAATACCTTTCAACATTATCTCTACGTTTCTGTTTAAATGTTTGAAATCTATCTAATTGAACTAAACCAAATGCCGCACTCATTTCACTACATTTCATATTGTATCCTAGAACACCATATAAAAATTTATAATCATAAAGTATACCATCAACTTTATGGGAAAAACGGTCATCCATATTTTCACTGTTATCTCCAATACGACCCCAATCCCTATACTGTAACGCACGTTTAACATGTTCTTTATCATTAAACATAACCATTCCACCCATTCCACCCGCTGTAATAACATGAGATGCATAAAAACTAGTAGTTGATACATCTGATTCTTCAGTATACGTTACAGTATCTGCTGAATCTTCAATTACTATAATATCAGTTCTATTTAAGGCTTTTAATCCTGCTTTCAGTGCAATAAAATCAGGCTTATTACCTATTAAATTAGGTACCATAATTGCTTTAGTATCTGTAGTAATAGCATCTAACATAACTTTAACAGTAGGTACATAAGAGGTTAAATTAGAATCTACAAAGATAGGTATAAAGCCTAATTGTATAATAGGAGCTAAGGTTGTTGAAAAGGTCAATGCGGGAGTAATAATTTTACAACCTTTAGGTAAATCTAAAGAGGCCAAAGCTAGTAAGCAGGCAGAAGATCCAGAGTTTACAAACACACCATACTTTTTACCAAATTCTTTTGCTATTTTTTCCTCAAACTCAATAGAACGAGGACCAAAACCTGCTAACCACCCATCTCTAAGACACTGTTCAACTGCTTTAATTTCTTTTTCACCATAAGCTTCTAACTTATTGGGAGCATACCATATTTTTTTCATATTGTTTATTTTTAATTAATTTTTATTTATAATAATTCTTTAAGATATCTATCAAAAAATATATCATTATCAAACCATATTTTTTTAGCAGTTTCAAAATTATTTTTTATAGCTAATATATTTTTGCTATAAAAATCATCTCCTTCAAGTTTAAGTTTATCTAAGATTTTTACAAGTCCAGGTAAGGTATTAAATGTTAAAATACCATTCAAATCAAAATATTCCCCTATATTAGGAGCACCGTAATAGATTGGAATAGTTCCTGTAAGGAAACAATCAAAAACTTTCTCAGTAATATAATTAGGTGTTAAAGCATTTTCTATAGATATTGAATATTTATAGTCTTTTAAACCTTCAATTTTTCCTTCAATTTCATTAAACCCAATACCAAATAAATCAATATCAGGTTTCATAGATTCTATGTAATGTACAAACTCTAATCTTCTTATATGCCCAGGAAGAAAAGCTTTGTTGGAACTAATACAGGAAATATTTTTATTTTTATTATATACTTGAAATAAAGTAGAATCTCCTAATTGGGGCCAAGTATTTTTGTGTATATTTTTATTAAGAACAGAATAAGCAGGTAATCTTAATTGAAAATTAGGTAAATATTCTAACCTTTTATCAAAACTTATAATTTTATCAAATTTTTTATAATTTTTTAATACTTCAGAATATACTTTTTCTTGATTTATACTATAGCTAGGAGATTCATGTATATCAGCAATAATTTTTCCTTTGCTAATAGGTATCTCACCATTTAGATAATTTAAAACATTTACATCATTTAATAAAGTTATATCAAAATCTCCTTCTGATTGTTTGTATACATAAGAGAATTTAGAGGGGATAGAATTATTTTCTTGTGGGTAATCCCAAACATTTACTTGTGGTAATTTTTCAGGTATATCTTTAATATCTTTTAATCTTTTATAAACCTTTCTATTTCTAATTTCTGTCTCATATTTCATGTTATTCCGATTGCTTTCTCTATTTTTGGTACGTTGACTAACATCCGGGGAAATATTATACACATAACTATAAAAATCAAGAACACCAATTTTATCTTTACCACACATTTCTAAACAAGGATATGTTAAAGCTAAATCCGCAGCGTGGTCAAAATATAAACCCTCTATGCTAGATTTAAATTCAGATAAATCTACTTTATTTAGTAAAGAACCTCTGAATGTTCTTAAATGAGATGCTCTCCAATGATCTTTTCTGTAGAAACTATTAGTATGAGTAAAATCGGGATAAGGTGTATTTTGTGGGTTTGCTTCTATTGTTTCTTCACCATCCCAAGCAACAAATCTACCATAGGTCATCCAAACATCATTATTGTTATAATAACTATTTAGGTTTTCTAAAACATTATCATCATATAACCAATCATCAGCACTCATACAAACTAAGATTTCATCTTCTTTAATTTGCTTTATACATTCTTCATAACTAAATAAAGCCTGCATGTTGTTTTTACGAGTAGTAACTGTAAACTTATTATTATTCTGTACTATTTTGTTAACCTCTTGATATGTGTTATCAGTAGAGGCATCATCATAATATAAAACTTTATAATTACTATATGTTTGATTTAAAATACTGGCAATATTATATTCTACCCATTTTTCATCGTTATACGCTGTAATTAAAACTACAAATTTATTGTTTTTTGCCATGTTTCTATGTTATAATATTTTTTATAATTATCCTTAGCTGTTTTACTACATTGTTTATAAAATTCTTTATCTTCTTTTAACCTTAAGGCTAATATACGAGCTTCATCTACGTTCTCCACATCTACTGATAAAACAGGATGACATATTTTTTGAGTATCCACATTTTTATTACCTATACAAGGTATTCCAAAGTAGGCACAATTTAAACTAAAAGTACCAGCTGCTATAGTAGGCATTAAATGTACGGCGTATTTAAACGTAGATAATTCATTCATCCATTCTATCCATTGAAGACGTGGTAAATGATTTAAATCAGGTATATTATGTTCATTTGAACGTTTTGCGTGAGAATCTTGTGTCCACTTTTCAACCTCAAACACATCTGATATTATATAGCTAGAAAAACCTCCATACCAACGAGCAAAATTTCCTCCTATAATAACTTTATCTTGTGGTTGGGGTATTATATCCTTTATTAAATCTTCGATTAATAAAGTCTTCATTATATTTACTTGTTTATGGGGTAATAAACCTTTATAAAATTTAACATCATATTCGTTATGAGCAAATATACTATCACATTTAGATAACAAGTTATAAAAATTAAACTGGTCTGCAATTTCATAATCATTAAAAAACCATGAAGGGCCTTCTTGTATATAGTGTACTTTTTTATTATTAGATTTTAGTATATCTATGAAATTTGATGTTAGAAAGTCAGAATAAGGATTAACTCCCTCTTTTAATTTAATACCAACAGCATTTAAAAATAATTCTCCTTTAGGGAAAATAATAAAAACATGATCTTGACCCTTTATATTATTATAGTTTTTAAGATTATTATGAACTGCATCTAGAGCGTGCATCCATGCAAACTCTGTTCTCATATTAGTATGGTTATTTGGGATTTTACCTTGAAACCCCATTTCAGTTAAAAACACTATTTTCATAACGTATTATAATAATTATTTTGTTTCTCTTGTCTTTTAATGTCTTTTGGGTGATATAATGCCCATTCTTCTTCAAGAGGTAACATACCGTGTATTTTATATCCCTCTAACACCTCATGTACTTTATTAACCCATTTAATGTTTGGGGTATTTCTGTATATCCTCATCTGCCAATCAGCCCAATTAACCCATCCTTTCTCATTTACATCCCATCCCCATTTTTTAATATGTTCTTCTGTTAAGCCTTTTACAGTATTTACTCTAGGTACTCTAAACATATCAACTTCGGGGTTTGCTTCTAATAATGGTGGTAGATTTTCTATAAGATATTCATTTGGTATCTCATCCGCATCTATTTGAAAAATATAGTCTCCTGAGCAGTGCCCAGTTAATAAATTCTTCCAATCAGCAAAGTGTCCTTTAAAATTATCTTCAATCAACTTGATATAATCTTCATAACTTAATTCATGAAGGTAACCAAGCAATTCAGATGTTGGTTTATTTTTAGATAAATCAACTAATACTACAATTTCATCTTGACTTCTTTTATTATTTAACAATAGTGAGAGGAGTCTCTGTATTTCAAGAAACTCATTACAAACTGTGATTGCATAGGAAATTTTTATCATATAATATTATTCTGGTAATACTGAAATATACGAAAGAGCATCTATATAATCACGTTCTTTAAATGATTTTATTGTAGACATATCCATTTTATGTGTTTGTCCTTTTACTTTAGCTTCATCATCTTCTTCTAAAGGTATAGCTTTTACTGCTGACCAATTCCATTCTTCTGCATCAGACCCATTAGCAAACACCATTCCCCTATCCTGAATGTTAATTGTGTTTGGAATCCAAATTAATTGAGTTTCTGGATCTTCCCAAGCTATATCTTTATATAACTCCGGTAGGGTTGTAATTTGTTCATCATAAAATTCCGAATCTTTTTTCATTAAAGTATTAGTCCAAAACCCACAAGATAAACTAAGGAAATTAGTTATGTCCTTATTTATTTCTGTCTTGTAACAAAGATCTCCTCCCGATTTAGGGCAATCTATAATAGTATCTAAATTCATTTTATTCTATTTTTTTAAGTTTTGGTAATTGTAGTTTGGGTAATTTTAATTCAACTTGTTTAGGAAAATCAGGTATATTTTTATCTAATACTTTTTCTATTAATTCCTTCATTTTTTCCCAACTGAAGTTAGTTTTAACATGGTGTCTTTGTTTTTTAGACCTTTTTAAATATTGTCTATAATCTTTATAAACTTCTTTTAAAGAACTAATACCATGTTTTTGGTTTACTTGAAACCATTTAGATTCTTGTATTAACCAGTTATTAGCAGCCGATGGGTGAACATTTTCTAAATTTCCTGATAATAATACATTATATTCAGGATGTAAAAAATCAATATGACCACTCCAACCAGATGCTATGATTGGTTTACCAGTTAAACCAAATTCTAATAAAGGACGACCAAATCCTTCTCCTTTAGTAAAACTGACCATTGCTTTTACTTTAGGATGATTATATAATTCATTTACTTCTGAATCATCAAATTCTCCATTTAATAAATAAATGTTAGGTAATTTAGCATCTCCATAACTATCTCTTATAGTTTTAATTTTATCTAAAATAGAATCTCTACTAATATAAGATGCAACACCTTCTGATGATTTTAATATTAGAGCAGGTTTTTTACCTACTTTATGTCTAAAGGCATCATAAAAAGATTTAACTAGTACCCCAACATTTTTCCTATCATGACCATATTCACCTTGCATCCAATGACCAACAAATAAATAACAAAATTCTTCCTTGATTTCTTTTAAGTCTATGGTTTTAATTTCTGATTGGTTGAGGGGTTTATAAGTTGTTAAATTTGCTCCTTCAAATATAACTTCAATAGGTTTTTCTAGTTTTATAACTCCAACAACTTGTCCTGTTCTTTGATCTTTTTTTTCATAAGCCATTTTCTCAAAAGTACCCTTAGCAAACTTAGAAGAAACCCAATTCATATCCATTCTATTTAACCCTTCAACCCATTCAGGTTTACAAGCAGTAGATTCAATTCCCGCTGTTATACCAATATTATACTTCCCAATAGGTTGGAATTCATTTGGTATAGTAATTTGAGCCCAAATTTCAGGTTGTGTTTTTTGCCAATCTTGTGGTACTATATAATCTAATAAGAAAGTCCATTCAGGGTGGTCTTTACAAAAACCCCATGAGGTTTCTCCCCATTTTTGAGGTAAAAGTTGAACTTCATATTTATCTAGTTCTATTATTGCTTTGATTTTATCTCTAGCATGACTTCCGTAACCTGAATAGGTATCAAATGGTGATGAAATTACAAATCTTGGTTTATTCATTAGTATATAATTTTATGGTTTAAAAACTTACCTTTATAATCGTTAGTATTAATTACTTCATATTTTTCTCTTGGTTTCCAAGTATCAAATAATGTATCTAGAGCATCAATAACTCTTTCTGCTTGGTGTTTAGAATTAAACCCAGCTTCTTCACTTAAAGCCCATTCTCTTCCTTTTAATCCTTTTTGTTTTAATTCTTTTCTACCTAGTTTATAACATTCTTTTATTCTTTCCATAGCATCTTCCCAAGCACACCTATCATCATATATGTAAGGGGTTGGAGGAGAACCTTGGATTGATCTTGAAGTTGGATATACTGGAAATGTCCATTCACCATGTTCTTTATATGTTCCTTTGTGGTTTGAAGGTACATCAGCACTTGGTGTAAACCATTCCCCATTTTCATCTACAAATCTCATTTGATCTTGCATTCCCCCTGTTACATTAGCTATAATTGGTGTTCCAGCTAACATTGCTTCGGTATTTGCTAACCCCCAACCTTCATTAGAAGTAAGTAATATATGAACATCTGCTATATTATACAACCAATTTAATTGTTGTTCAGAAAGTCTCTGGTCTATAAAGATTACATTATTTTTAAAATTTTCATCAAATAAATATTCTTTAACTTTTAATAAATCCGTCCCGGCATCTGTAACCTTTTCAGTTTTTAAAACCATAAAACATTCTTTAGCTTCTTCTTTAGGTATAGAATCCAAAAAGGCTCTAAATGCTAACATAGCATCTGGGATTTGTTTTCTTCTTATATTTCTTGAATTAAAAAATAAAGTGAATTTTGGATTTTTATCACCAAATAAAGAGTTTTTAAAGTTAGTATAATCTAAATCTCCATCTTCAATTGGGTAGAAATTTTTAATGTCCTTCCCATGAGGTATATATCTAAATATTCTATTACCTTCATGACCTTTTAACACTAATTTATTAATATTAACCGTTTGTTTAGAAATCCCCATTAATAAATCACAAGCCTCGTAATATGGTCTATTATACATTGGGGCAGGATAATCATCCCAAATATTTAAATATGAAATAGGAATATTTTTTCTAATTTCTTGTTCCATATTCCATATATGCATAAAATATCTTGGATCTGTAATTAAAAATAAAGCATCTGGTTTTTCTAGTTTTATTATTTCTCTTATCATTTGGGTACTACCATACCCATCAGTAGGATATAAAATAACAGAAGAATCATCTAATTTAGATAACTTATTAGTGCTTTCTGATAGATCTAATCTTTTATTCTTTTCAGGGTGATTTATTGACCCCGCTATTTGTACCCAATTAAAATGTTGGGCGGTATGCGTTACAATTTCTTTTGCTACAGTTGCTACTCCTGAGTGTACTCTAATATCATCACATATTAAGAGTATTTTTTTTCTTTTATCCTTAGGGATATACTTAAATCCTTTATTCATATGATTTATAAATCTAAATTGGTTTGATTGGTAATTTTTTTACGAAAATCTTCATCTGTAAGATACAAATAGATAGCTCTATCCGCAAGTTTTTGAAATGAAAACTTTCTTTTTACACATTCAATTTTAAAATTCTCGAATAAATCACTTTTAACTTTAACACTAGTTAGTGTCATTTCTTTATTGGCCATAGTCTTTATTTATTAAAACATTATTTTATTATATATACGTATGTGTGAATCTATGAAAAATGTTCACCTGCTCCACATAATTCTTTATCTTTGCTATAAGGACAGAAATTACAATTCCATTTAGATGGGGATTTGTGATAATCTGCTTCTTTTATCTTTCCACTTGAATTAAAACATTCATTAATAAAACCATTAATAGCATTTTTTGCTCTTGATAGTTTGATTTTACCACTTGGTGGTGTAAATTGTTGTACTCTGTAAGCTTGATAAGGTGACATAAGTTTTTCATCATCAGGATCTAATACTTTTCTTTTAAGAATAAAAAATTCAATTTCAATCTTATCTAAAGGTATCCCATATTGTTCTGAGAAATACTGTTTATATAATAATAATTGGAATTGTTTATTTTCATCTTTTTTAGCATAGTCATTCCAACCACTAGTACTTGTTTTTATATCGATTATCTTAAATGTCTCTGTTGCTTCATGGTATGTGACAACATCAAGATACCCCATGTATAATACGTTATTTAACATTTTATTTGGCGCTACCACAATAGGTATTTCACAACCTACTAAATATGTGCCCTTTTTACTAAAATATCTACTACGTTTTTTCTTAAACCATTCTAAAATAGCAACTCCATCATCAAAAAATTCTCTCATTTCGGCTGCATCTGAGAAATGTTCTGATTTGTTTGACTTGTATTGCTTTTGGTACTCACCTATGTATGCTTCTTGGAAATATTCTTCCATGTTTATATCTCTATCGGCAGCTGCAAAAGATTTTTCATATGCTACATCTAAATAATGTTGTATTGCTTCATGGACTGCACTCCCGAAAACTGTATGGATTGAAGATGTAAATCTTCTTATCTTATCTTTATACTGTAGTTTCCAACGATGGGGGCAGCTCCTAAAAATAGACATCTGAGAATATGAGATGTTTTTTTGGTAAGCATAATTCACCGGAGACGGTGGATTATTCTGGATTTCCTTTACTATTTTTGGTATTTTTTTAGCCAAACTATTTTTTCCATTTATTTCTTCCAACAAGCAAACCAATTATTCCATAATTGGCTATATCTATAAAAGTATCTTCCATACCTTCACCCTCAACATAGTTTTTTCCATTAACCATTAAATTTCTTAAACGCGATATTTTATCAGTTAATCTTATAGCTAACCCAGTTAGTGAGAATTTTTTATCATCGCTATTATTAACGATATCTCCGCCTAAAGCAATATTATTAAGTCCATAGTCTAGGTGTTTACGGGCAAACATTTCATATTGTTCCTCTTGTATATTTTGGAATTCTTCTGATAATTCCGGATATAAGGTTTCAAAATGTAAAATTACATCTTCATTAATTATTTTACCACTTTTTGCATCACTAATTTCTCTACTACTCATATTTTCTTCATATTTACATATTATATTACCCGTTTATCAACCCTTTAGAATTAAAATATACCTCTAAACATTTAAGCCTATCATCAGCATCAACTAACATAGTAAGTGCTTCTTCTGCATTCTTATAAAAGTCTTCGGTTGAATGATCTCCAATACCAACTGCTTTATTACCTAATAATTCAAGTGATAATAGGGCTTTTGCTTTATCTGCTTGTGCAGATGTTCTTAACATATCTACTAATTTGTTCATTTTAATAATGGTTTTATTTCTTTTTTGTTTAATCCTCTATTCGTCAATATACTACTTATTTGTTGGGTTTCCAATAAAGTTATATATTCTTTTGCTTCTTTACTTGAACATTGAAAATTATCTTTAATATGGTTAACTAGATCAGTATTAGGTTGTTTAACCTTAGACTTAATATATTTACTCCATTTATTATTTTTAGGAATAAATTCTTTATAAACATTGTAAATCATTCTCTTTTCTTGTGGGGGTAGATCTTGAACATAATTAACAATTTCTAAATAATCAGGATTCATGCTGATGACTCTGTGTATCATATAACTATTCCAAACTTCCCAGTCTTTGTCTGTAAAAGACTCAACTGGGGGTTTGGTAGTATTAATTGCTCTTACCCAATCAAAGATAGAATTCATTAAAGGGTATGATCAGAATATTCTTCTCTCAATTCTTTTGGGATAGATGATTCTAGTATTTTTTTACTTGTCGCATCATAAAATACTGGAATTGGTAAAAGTGCATCTTCATCTGTACCCATTACAAATTTAGATACTGTACGTAATAGTACTCCTTGGGTAAATAAAATACCACCATCAGAATTTTCGATTGATGTTGTGTTTTTTAAATCAATTGGTGGTTGTTGTAATTGTTGTTGCATAATGTATTTATTTAGTTATTTATTTAGTTATGTAATTATTAGATAAGTAATTATATTTGAAAGAATAGGTATTGCAGATGCTATAAAATCCCACCATTCTGGGTTTCCTTTCCCAAGAATCCAATCCCATATAACTTCTTTACCCCCTACAATAAGTAAAGCAATTAAAGTTCCAATTAAGAAAAATATGGGTATACCAGTTATAAGGTCAAATATTAATCCTAATATTTGCAAAGGATACCCAAAAAACATCCCTAATAGTACATGATCTTTTTTATCGTCCGCAATATTATCTATTATTTTTTTTATATCGATCATTTGTTATTTATTAAATTTTGTATTAAACTTATTGTATTGATTTCTTTATCAATTCTAAAATTTGCTTTGTATTGGTGTTCATTTATTAAAATAGCAACTGTACCCTCTTTACCTGGTAGATACTCAGATGCTCTTTCGTATAGTGCTCTAAATAATTCATCAAAATCATCAACATTAGCATCAGCAATAGTTTGTCTAATTGTTGTAAACCTATAATTAGATTTTAGATCACGTTCTGAGAGTGTTTTAATTACTTTATCGATGTAATTAGATGATACTAATAAGGATTGATTTAATTTTAATATATTATCTTGTGTAGATAACTGTATAGTATTAATACATTTACGTAAATCAGGATAGTATTGGTTAACTAAGGGTACTAAGTCATTTATTTCGAACTCAATAGATTCTTGGTCTAAAATCCCAGCTAAATGTTTAGCAACATCCTTTTTAGTAGGTGGTATAATTTTTAATACTTGACATCTTGATTGTAAAGGATCAATTATACGCTCTACAAAATTACAAGTCATAATAAATCTTGTAGTACGTGAGAAAGTTTCAATTATATTACGAAGTGAAGCCTGTGCTTGGATTGTTAAAAAATCAGCCTCATCTAAAATAACCACTTTAAGTGGTTTGAAAGAAGCGACACTCGCAAATCCCTGTACTTTATCACGAATAGTTTCAATACCTCTTTCATCACTAGCATTTATAAGAAGCGAATCACAATCTAGGTTATGTACTATTAGCTTGGCTAAAGTACTTTTTCCAGTTCCTGCACTTCCATATAAAAGCATATTAACAATATCATTTTGATTAAGGAATTGTTGAATAGTCTTTTTAAGATTTTCATTTCCAACAAACGTATCTAAAGATAATGGTCTGTATTTTTCGTTTAACAAACTATTCGCTATAATCCCCATATATACCGTATTTTTTTGGTTGTTCTATTGTAATTTGTACCTCTTCAGCATTAATAGCGTATAACTCACCTTTTAATGGGGCTAACCTATACTCACCCCTGAACCCTGTTTTTGTCATATAAGCTTCTAATGTATCTGTTAGAGATGTATGTACAGGACCTTCTGGTTCATTTGCAACTAACCGAAAACGATCCCCTGGAGGGACACGTCTTGCTATTAAAATGTTAGTTTCTTCGATTTGTGTTTTTTGTTTTTCCATGTATATAATATATGAAAAATAAATGGGGAAGACAAAAACTTCCCCAATTAAATTATTTAGATTCTGCTACAGATGCTTTCTTGTAATCTGTAATTACTCTTTTAATAGCTTGTGCTGCTTTTCTAGCTCTTGCTTGACTTGCTTTTGTAGTTCCTACGTGTTCTGATGCTAAGATGTTGAAGTTTTCTTCAATAATTTCAAAAATTTCTTGTTTGTTCATTGTTTTATTTATTATTAATTATTATTCTAAACCGTATTCTATGGTGTACCCTCTATAATGGATTCTTAATACATTATTATCAAAAAGTTGTAATAAGGCAGGTATACCATCTTCTCTTACAGTTGCTATCCATCTAAAGGGTTTACCTTCTTTATTAACCCCTTCTTGGATTTGGTTAGATTTTTTATATCTTTCTATTTTATATTCATTAAAAAATAGAATAACATCTCCTTTATCATCTCCACTAAAAATAACATAAAGATCTATATCTTTTACCTTAAATTTAACCTTAGGATTTTTTGTGGTTTTAATAGAGGTGTTGTACTTAAGGGTATAAGATTTTGTTTGAGCGTTAGTTGATACTCCAAGTATCAATACTAACATTATTAATATTTTTTTCATTTTTTTTTAAATTATTTTTACATCATCCCCATCATTGGGTCTACTTGTTGTTGTTTATCATCACTAGGTTCATTTACTACAGTACATTCTGTTAATAATACTGTACCTGCTACGGATGCTGCATTTTGTAATGCTGTTCTAGCTACTTTAGTAGGATCAATAATACCTGCTTCTTTCATATCAACTATTTCTTCGGTTTTAATGTTATAACCGTTCCATGTTTTATTGATTGTAACCAATTGTGCAGATAATATTTCTGCTTGAGTATTATCATACCCTGCATTAACTAGAATTTGCTTAAATGGTTTTTTACATGCTTTCTTTACAATACTGGCACCAGTAGAATCTGATTTTAGGTCTTTGGAAGCATATAATAAAGCCATTCCTCCACCAGGTATAATACCTTCTTCAATAGCAGCTTTTGTTGCGTGTAATGCATCATCAACTCTATCTTTCTTTTCTTTCATTTCAGTTTCTGTGTTTCCACCAACATGAATAATAGCTACTCCCCCAACAAATTTCGCCAATCTTTCTTGGAGCTTTTCAGTTTCAAAAGGAGTGGTTGCCTGTCCTACTTGTTGTTGTAGTTCTTCAACACGTGCTTCAATATCCTTTACTTCACCTTTTCCATCTACAATAGTTGTTTGTTCTTTCTCTATAGTTACTGTTCGTGCTTCACCAAACCATTCCCAACTAAATTTATCAAGGTTCATTCCTTTTTGTTTATCAAAAACAACACCTCCAGTTGTAACAGCAATATCTTCTAAAGCTAATTTTCTTCTATCCCCAAAATCAGGTGCTTTAACAGCACATACTTTCATAGTACCTCTCATTTTGTTAACAATTAAAGTAGCTAAAGCTTCATTATCAATATCTTCTGCAATAATAAGTAAGGATTTGCCTTGATTAGATACTGCTTCTAAAACAGGTAATAATTCCTTAACTTGTGTTAATTTTTGATCAGCAATAAGAATAAGAGGGTTATCTAAAGTAGCAGTCATAGTTGTGTTATTAGTAACAAAATAAGGAGATTTATAACCTCTATCAAATTGTAAACCTTCAACTGTTTCTAAATAAGTTTCACCTGTACGGGATTCTTCAATATGAACAACCCCTTCCATTCCAACTTTATCTATAGCGGTAGCAATTAATTTTCCAGTTTCTGGGTCATTGTTTGCTGATATGGATGCTACTTGTTCTAGTTGTTCTTCGTTTGAAATATCTTCAGATACTCCATTTCTAAGGTTATTTACTACTTCTAAAACAGCACTATCGATATCCCTTTTTATCTGTACTGCATTCTCATTATTATTTAAAGCATTCAATCCTGCCTTTACCATTTCACGGGCTAATAAAGTAGATGTAGTTGTTCCATCCCCAGCTTTTTCTGCTGTTCTAATTGCTGCTTGTTTTACTAATTGTACCCCTAAATCTTGTTCTGGATCTGAAAGTTCAATTTCTTTTGCAACAGTTACACCATCTTTTGTTGATTGTGGTGCTTGTCCTGGTTTTGAAATTACTACATTTCTACCATTAGGTCCTAAGGTAGATACTACAGCATCAGCTAAAATATCAATACCTTTTACTAAATTTTCTCGAGCTGTACCGCCCAATGTAACTTGTTTACTCATTTTCTTTTTTGTTATTTTTTATTAATTTTTGCAAGTATACTATTCTCTGGTCCAACATAATACTCTTCACCATCATATGGTAATTTTGTAAATCCTTGGGTAGGTAAGACTACTATATCTCCTACTTTACTAATTGTTGGTATAAATTCCCCCATTAAAGTATTTTGACCTGGACCAACAGATACAACTTCCGCTGTTTCATTTTTTTCTTTACCTAGGTCTGGGACAATAATTGAACCGTAAGTACTTTCTTCGGCTTCAATTGGTTTTACGATTACTGCGTTAAATAGCGCTTCTAATTCCATCTGTGTACTTTTTAATTTGATTACTAATTGATTTATAATTGTTAATATACTCTTTTAAACTGTTGAAATCTTCTGTACTTGCCTGTAACTCAGAAATTTTGACTAATGCCTGATCTATATGTGTGAAATAATACAATGATTTTTCGTATGTTTTTGCATTTCCCTTTGATCTAAAATGACCAGCGTCTGATGTAACATTCTGTTTTACAGTGAAACTGTACTCATCCTTAGTAATAAAGAAGGGTTCTAATAAAGGGTCGGTAATAGTTTGTATTGACTTTCTATGTTTTTGTTCAGACATAACTTATTTAGTTTATATTATTAATATATCGTGAATATACGAATAATATTGCGCTAGGACACGCTTTTTTGGTAAAACTTTTATTTTATTTTGATTGTTTTTGCTTTTTTAGACTCCGCAATTGGAATAAATAGATGAAGCAACCCATCTTTCATTTCTGCTTCTAAACTTTCAAGTTCAAATTTAGCTGCTACTTTATAGCCTAGATTAAAAGACCGTTTAGCTAATCCTTTATAGATATAACTACTATAGTCTTCTTCTTCGGTTGGTTTGTCATAGATAATTTTTAAAAGATCTCCATCAATTTCAAGTTGAATATCTTTTTTAGTTAGACCAGTACAGGCAACTTCGAAGTGAAGTCCTTCTTCGTCATAATAAATATCTAAAGGGTGTGGTTGTTTGTTTTCAAACGTTGTTGGTTGAAAAACGCCGTCTGCCTTAAAAAGGTTACGGAATAGTAAGTCGAACTTTGATTGTTCGTTGAATAATGTACTCATATCATTTAGTTTTTGTGAGGCCGAAGCTCTCGGTTTATTTTTGTGAATATAACAGCATGCCCTAGCCCTGCAATATTAAATTCCCTTATACGTATGTGACCTATTCGTTTCTCGCAATAAAATATTCACTTTCTGTTTCTTCTGTTGAGAAATTTGCTTTTAACATACCTACTTCAGATATTTTTAATGTACCTTTCTCCATATCTTTATTAGCACTTAATATATCTTTAAATATATCTGAATCAAATGGGATTTGGATATCTCCTTTGGTGATATTTCCTCTCAGTTGGTATGTAATTTTATTTGAAAAACCTGTATTATCACCAAATATAATTTGGCATACGTTTAACCCATCAAAATCAGTAGTAGTGGTAACCAACATATTGTTTACATCAGCTAAGGCACTTTTGGCTTTAATTAAATAACTAATATCTTCTTTTGTTAAATCAATTTGTATCTCAAATTCTTCAGGATCTTCATAGTAGGTATTTTTACCTAGAATTAGGATATCAGCTAATGAATAAGTTAAATCAAAGTTTAAATCTGCAATGTTCATTTTAGTATAAACTGCTTTTATTTTTTCAAGAGATATACTTAAATCACCACTAGTAATAGAAATTAATTTACTAAGTTTATGTGTATCAAATACACCTAATTCAGCATCTTCTAAATTAAAATTATTATGTATTACTTTACATAATCTACCATTACTACCAGCGTAGACTGTAAGTTGGTTGTTTTTAATACGCCATTTGACCTGGTTGTTTAACCCATTTAAATAATATTTTGAAATAACGCTAGTGAGTGTACTCTTATTTACCATCTATTTATTTTTGTTTATTGTAATATACGAAATTTATTTTATATATCAAAAGATCTTAATGAATTTACAAAGGGATTTAAATCGAGACTCCAAGAAAGATCAGAAAAGAAACCACTTAACTTATTTAATAAAATAGAATCAAATACTTTTTGCCTATCAGCATATTTTTCTAGAAAATCAGCTATTTTTTCTGGGATATCATGGTCTTGGAAAGCTAGGGCTTCAATTTTATAAGGATTATCTTTTAAATATATAAATTTAACTTTATCAGCCTGTGTAATTAAATTATGTTTTTTATCTAATTGCCATAATCTTAATAAATCATTATAACGAACTGTTGCTCTTACAGGTGCTGGTGCTCCTTTAAGAATTTCAGTAAACATTTCCCCTGCTCTAGTACTCTTACCAGAGTATTTTTCTAATTTTTTAATAGCTGAAGGGTTACCTAACTTAGCAAGGGGGATTGAACCATCTAATATAGACTTTTTAAATACTTTAATCTGCTCTAAAATGCTAGCTTTTTCTTCACCCTTTAATACTTGTTGCAATATATCATGAAAAAAATCCCCTAAAATAGGTGGAAAATTTGCTTTCATAAACTCTAGACCTTTAATATCTAATGTTTCTTTTGAAATACCCTCTTGTTTAGTAATCCACTGTGCATAGCGACGTGTTGCTCTGAAATAAGCTGAACGAATAACACACTCTGTTTTCATTTCAAGTCTATGTTCTGTTACATTAAAGGTTTCACGTGCTAATCTGTTATAGTCTTCATTTATAACATCTTGATATTTTAAGGCTACTTTTTCAAGAATATCATCTTTTTTTTCAGCCGTAAATTCTTCAAAATTAGGGTATAAGTGAAGTAATAAAGGTTCAGCGTTGAAATAATTCGAATCCGTGTCTACATATGCACAATAATTCTCATCATCTTCATCACAAATCCACCAAGGTGTTTCTTCTAAATGTTTCATTATTTTTAATTTAAAATGTTCTTTCCCCAGGTACTGGTGGCATATTAATTGGTTTGTTTCCTTTTGAATCTAAATCATCTCTATCAGCTATGGTTACTTTATATTTAACTTTATTAACATTAAAAGTACCACCCTGTTTAATCATTTTTTTAAAGAAATTCTCTTGTATTTCAGACCAATTTTCACTTTCAGCTATTAATTCGTCCTTAGATATGGGTTTATCGTTAGCTAATATGGTTTGATTTTTTCTAATTGTTTGTTTTTTTAGTGTCATGATATTATGTAATTTATGCGCATTTTACGCGCGTTTAACGCATTACCTCTTGTCTTGCGCGGGTTATATGTCTAACTTTATTAAATCCTTCATAACCTTATTCATATGACGATTTGCACATAAAGCAGATTCTTGGATTATTCTATGTCCACTTAAAGTTATAGCTTCACTCAATAGTTGGAAATTCATTCCATACCTAAAAGAAGGGAGACTTGTCGCACCATAGAGTGAATTCAAGAGTATCTTCATTGTATATTGCATTAAATGGTTATACTCACCCAATTCTGTATCTCCTGATTTGTATGCTTTTTTCATGCGATTTTTATAAATAACTCTCTCCTCAAACCATTTTTTTAAAATAGTAGATAATACTGCTTCTTTATCTGTTCTAAACATTGAACCGTTGGCTGCTACTGCTAATTTTTGTGTTTCGATTATATTTATTAAATCACTTACTTTAACATTAGTTTGTCTACGTTTTCCATTTTCAACTAATAATAATTCTTCAGGATCTTTTTCCTTTAAATCGTTAAGTCCCAGTCTATTATTGCGTTCATCAGCATCTACAATACGACCCACAAATGTTTCTTTACCTATGTTTATAGACATTATTATAGATGGGTATAGTGATGTTAAATCCTCATCAAACATATATTTATACAATCCTGCTTTAGGACAAAAAAGATACCCACCTGCATACGTTTCTTTCTTTTGTGGGTTAGGTTCTTTTGGTGGTGGGATTATATTTTGTGATAATAAATAAGCTGAAATTGCTCCATCTTGTGAAATACTATTAGCATACACTTCACTATAATTGTGTTTTCCTTTGTGTGCTATATTTTTAGTTAAAGCTAAATATTGCAGCTTTTCATCTAATTTTTGAAGTATCTCTACATCTACAAAATTATACTGAATAAATTTATGGATATCTGTTTCGAATAATTGATCTAGGTTTCCTTCGTATTCAACCTTATTCATACCAACATATTTTTTACCAATAGCATCTAATTTCCAACTTGGTTCATCTTTCCAACTATACTTCTTATGTAAACGAATATAATCTAAAGATTCAATACCTACAATATCTACATATTGGTTTTGTTTAAAGAAATATTTGTTACCCTTTTTTGAATTAACTTTACCAACAGGAGATAAATGATCAGCCCAATCTTTACCTATGGTTCTACACATTCTGTAATATAAGTAAGGTATATCAAAATAATCTGAATTATAACCTACTAGAATATCAGGATCCATTTCTCTTATTACCCCAACAAACTTTTTTAATAATTCGTTTTCAGTAGCACAAGGTATAATTTCTTTATTCTTGTTTTTTCCTGTTTTTGTATGTTTTAGTTGATTTTTTTTATCTAAAATAAGAATAGACCAATAATCTTCCTGTTTATCCCACCAAGCAATAGAAGTAATGGGCATTGGTGCATCTTCAATATATTCTTCAGTTAAAGCACCTCCTATTTCACATTCTATATCAAAAAATACTTCTCTATGTCCTTTAGAAGGAACATCATTTACACCATATTTTTCAACTAAAAACTTTTGGTGAGGTTTCATATCATGGAAATGTAAATTTGGAGTATTCTTAGAACTATAATCCGGGTTTTTAGAAAAAAACCATTTAGATATAGGTTTAAGAGACTCACCATTTAACCCAGTATGGGTTTGTTCTTCTTCAGTACATTCCTGATATGCTATGTTATTATAAGGTACTATATTGTAACCATCTTGATCATCCCAAAGGTGAATCTCAACATAATTAGGTCCTAAATGTTTTAGTTTATTACCAGTGTAAGCTTTTTTATACATTTATATAACTTTTATTTAATGGAAATATACGAAGGCTCCCTATGGGAGCCTAAGTTTTATATAATAGTTTCTGCTGAATAGTTTTTGGCTAATTCTTCTGTTGTAAAGAATTGTGATAAATCTGGTCTGTAATAATTAATTGATTTCATCACTTTTAAGTCACGTGTTCTATATACTACGAATCGGTCCTCGATTTTCTCATAATGACACGGCTCAGCTTGTTCTTTACTTCTTTTGGTGACAGTCTCCATGGCTTCTTCTTCAGTCTTGCAAGTTTTAGACATATTGCTTCCTTGTACTTCCTGATAGGCCGGCCATATCTTATCCTTAAGACCATGTAACATAGTGGCGTTGCCAAGAGAAACATAAGTAATATCACAAATAGCATCCAAAACTTCCACGATGTCTCCGTTTTCGCAAGCTTGTCTATATTCTTCCAATTCTTCAAGTACAAAGTCGTATACGAACTGCCATTCCTTTTTTTTCGGTATTGTTGGTTCATAGTTATTAGGTTTATTAAAGGTAGCATTAAATTCTTCTACTTCATTAACAAATGGAATGTTTTCACCTTCATGAGATGAACACGGTCCTAAATCTAGTTTTAACTGTTTACCCATATTATTCTATAATTTTTATAATTTTAGTTTTTACAATTTTATCTACTGTAAAATTGCTTTCACCTTCAAAATCTTTGTATACTTTAGCTTCTGCATCTGTTGGTGATACTGCTTCTACTAAATACTTTTCTGTTACTTTTTGGATTTTACCACTTTCGTGTTCCATTGTTAACTTTACATCTACTTGCCAATAATTCATAATTTTTGTTTTTATTTATCTATATATTACTTCTTCTTTTAAATAATCTTGTATAGCAATGGAATCTAATTTCTCCCATGGGTAAATCTGCCATTCATCCCCTTTATGTTCTTCAGCCCATATATTAGGTTTAAAACTACTAGTATGTGGTTTATAATGTAAAACCGCTGTATACACACCAGGTGAATTTTGTAATGTCACTCCACTATCAGCAATATCATCTATTACTAGAGTATTTGGTCCTATAACATCTACATAAGGTAGACCTGTTTTATGTGATACCATTACTGCGGGTATTAACCCCCCTCTAGCTATACCAGTTACTGAATCTACTGTTGGGGTTTCAAATGGGATTTTTTTACATAATTTATCAACTAAAGTTTCTAAATCATCCCAACTTAATTTTATTTTATTATTGAATTTTAAAGCCATGGTTTATATATTATGTCCTCCATTATTAATTTTTAAACTATCGAAAAATTCCTTACGTGCTTGATTAGTATCATCTCTAAAAGCGAGTGATGCCTTAGTTGTAACCATAGCTGCACCCATATGTTTAACTCCCCTACAACTTACACAATTGTGAGTTCCTACAATAGTAACAATAACACCTAAATTACCTTCAGTAATTTTGTCTACAGCATTATGTATAGCTGAGGTTAGTTGTTCTTGAATAGCTCCTCTTCTACCAAATAATTCTACAATTCTGTTTAATTTAGACAAACCAATTACTTGTCCTCCTTCTCCTGCTATATAACCGATATGAACAACCCCCCCAATTGTTTGGTGGTGGTGAGAACACATTGAAGTTAATGGTATATTACGTTCTATAACAATACCATCATAACCATCCGATGGAAATGACGTAATTGGAGACATTGCTGTATATCTACCTTCCCATAAATCGTTTACATAGGCTTTTGCTACACGTCTAGGTGTTTCTGATGAGTTAGGGTCGTTTTTCCAATCACATTTTAATGCAGTTAAAAAATCACCATATGCTTTTTCAGCTTTATCAATCATTGCTAATTTTTGTTCATCATTTAATGGGAAGCCTGGTGCTACACCATTTGCGAATCCCTCTTGTACCACTTCTAGCTGTTCGTGGAGTTTTCTTCTATTTTCCATTAATATAACTTTTTAATTTATCTACTAAAACTAACACTTCGTCTGGTTCCATAGTTATAGCACAACAGACGTTGATATTTTCTTCTATTTCCTCTAATATACGAAGAGCTTCTTGCTTATCCACTTATTTTATTATATTTTTTTATCTTTCCATTTGTACCCATAAGCTGTTTTTTGTCTTCCTTTAATGCATGCACATATATCCGAACCGTTTATTTTATTTGGTCTTAAAATTTTAGTAGCTGATTTTGCACTTTCAAATTCTTTTATAAAGTTTTCGTTAAGGTCATACTGAAATACAGGGATAGAGTGTGATTGGGACAATTTAGATATTCTAGTTTTATTATTGTAAAAATTAAGAGTTTTCATTTTATTACTAATTCCCAATTTACATTTTTTTGTTTTTTTATGACCTAAAGAATTAATGTTCCCTAATTTCCCTTTAGATTTTAATTTGCGGGTTTCTATTGAATCATATCCAAATTTCCCATCCATCCTACAACATAGGGAAGGTGTATCTAATACTTTATAATATAATTTATAAAATGTTTCCCTTTCTTCTAACATAGAAACCATACATTCTTCTAAAATTTCTTTTTTATGACCCTCCCACCCATACTTTTTAAGGGAATTATATAATTTAGTTTGTCCCTTACAATGGAGTCCAATATAAAACCCCCATCTTTTTTTAATATTAGTGCTTTGCCCTATATAAATTTTACCTGTTGGGCTTGTTATTTTGTAAATCCCTATCATTTAAATCGTTTTTAATCAGTTTTTCAACATACCCCTTTATGGAATATCCTTCTTGGGAGCAAAATGTTTTTAATTGCTCCCATACAGGTTTACTAATTTGGATATGTTTTAATTCTTTCATCGATTATAAATATATAAAGTTCTCTAGAAGTCGCTAGACTTCCCTCTGTGTTCCAAATCCTATTATATGTGGTCGTGGGGTAAATCTCCATCCTCTATCTCTAACCATATCCATTACGGGACCATAACTTTCTAATAAAGCTGGAATGTCATCACCCGCAGGCATTGCCCATACCTTGTGGTCTGGGATATTTAGTTTTTCTAGAAATTCTTCTACTTCCCCAATCATAGATAATTCTTTATCAAATACTGGTTTAATATGGTAATCTAAGTGATATGCTATAGAATTGGATATTGCTTCATAATTAAGTCTAAACTTATTATGTCTTTTTACCATTCTTTCGTCAGTAACCCCTCCCTGAGGAGTAAGAACACCAACAACGGGAACGCTATTACTAAACTTAGGAGAAATTGAAAGTAAATTAATGGGATAATCGGTAGGAAGGAAATGAGATCCTTCAGTTTCGATAGTGATAAATATATCTTTTTCATGTGCAAAGTGAGTTAATTCATTTACTAAAGCAGGATGCATAGTAGGAGATCCTCCTGTCAACATCATTTCCTTTATATGAGGGTTTTCTTTGTACATATTAATTATTGATTGAAATGTGTACTTACCCTTCTCTGGGTGGATTGAAGTATAAAAGGAATCACACCATCCTCCTTCACGGAAAAAACAGCGATGCGTACATCCTGTGGTTCTAATAACTACTGTAGGGTAACCTGCTCTAGATCCCTCTGATTGAACTGCTGTATAAACCTCAACAATCGGTAGAACTTTATCGTAATCCTCTACCCTTTTTAATTTTTTGTGTTCCATA